ACTTGCATCTATTTGGATAGCATTGATAGTAGAGCCACCATCGTTTACAACAAAGTATAAATCTGCATCTTGTGTTACTGTATTGATAACATTGTTAGTTCCATCGTGATAAAGTTTGAAATCAGCTCCAGTTCCAAGTTTAATTTCATCACTATCGCCTAATTCTAAATGAGATTGTAATGTTGCAACACCAGCAACATTTAATGTTGAACTTACAGTTGTTGCTCCAGTTACTGCTAATGTGCTTCCATCAAAAGTAAGATTTCCCTCTCCTCTAAATGCGTCTGTTCCAGTAGCAGTTAATACTCTGTTGTCTGCTCCATTAGACATAAAGTCTGATACATCAACAGATAGAGTGACATCTCCAGATGAACCACCCCCATCTAAACCAGTACCAGCAGTTACTGCAGTTATATCTCCAGTAGCTCCTGATCCAGTAAGATCGACAATAGCGTTATTATCACGAATATATAGTTTGTTTGCATCTCTATCAAATGCTAACTCTTTATCAACAATATCACTAGTAGTAGGTGTACCACTACCTGACTTAATCTTGATAGTATTTGCCATAAGTATCTCCTAATTTAGTAAGTTCCACCATCAATAGTAGCACCATCTAATGCACCAGTCAAAGTGCAAGTAGTACCAGTAATTGCACCAAATGCAACTGGTCCGGCGCTTCCAGAGAAGACTTCGCTAGAATTAGAAGCATCTGCAATAAATGTAAATTTTCCAGTGCTATCATCAAATCCGAAAAATCCTACTTTAGCAGCACTACCAGTGTGGTATCTAAACTCAATACCTCTATCTTTATTATCATCACTTCCTGGAGCAGAATCTCCACCAAGTGTAAAGATAGGATCATCTATAGTAACAACTGTAGAATTTACTGTACTAGTTGTTCCAGAAACTGTAAGATTTCCACCTACTTCAAAATTACCGGTTGTACTACAATTACCTGCTAATGCAATATTATCTACAATCTTAGCTGCAGTAATAGCATCGTTTGCAATATCTGCAGTAGCAATAGATCCATCAACTATTTTTGAAGAATTAACTGAGTTGGATGCTAATTTAGCAAGAGTAACTTGTGAATCTGCAATATGTGCAGTGTCTATAGAACCATCAGTATAGTGTTCGCTATCAATAGCATCATCTGCTATTTTTGCACCAGTAATCGCATCATCTGCGATTTCTGCTGTGACAACACCACCATCTTTAATAGTTACTGCACCACTAGACACACTAAAGTTATTACTTGAAAAAGAAGCAATACCTTTTGCACTTGTAGAAGCAAAAATATTACTATCAGTAAGATCAACTGCTAAAGTTGAAGAATTGTCATCTGAACCAGAAGTAACTGTACCACTGATACCATTACCATAAGTAATATCTTGTAATGTAGGTAAGTGAAATACCTCAACACTACTATTATTATGTCTACCGACATATAATTTTTTATCTGCCTGATTTAATGCTAACTCTCCATTAGCTAATGAACTAGGTGCGCCAGTATTTGTATTGCTACTATGTCTTTTAATTTGGACTGTATTTGCCATAATCTATCCTATGTATATGTTCCACCCTCAAGGGTTTTATTAGTTAAAGATTGACTAGAACCAACATCTACAATATCATCATTGTTTGAACCGCCTACAGTTTTATCATCTAATTGATTTAACTCTGATGCAGTAGCAGTAACACTATTAAGTTTCGACAGATCATTTTCTGTAACACCACTGTCTTTTACTTTAGTAATATTACTATCTATTTCTGTTCCTGTGTGTGCTGATGTATAGTTTGCCATATCTATAGAATAGACAATAAGATGACACTACTCCATATCCAATTCTTTATACAAGTCTGTATCTTTCATCCTTTTAAATCCACGACCTATGTCATCAGAAAGTATTAAAGGTTTGCTAAAGATTCTATGAGCTTCTACTTCTTTATCACAATCATTACAGTTATGTTGTATAGGATTGTTTCTATTTTTGACACTCATTACAGTTTCAATTATTTTTTTGCAATCGCATTGTGCGATATATTCATATATGGGCATATTATTCCTTTTTGATAAGATAGGGGGATCCAATGAACCCCCCTACATTATTATGCGTTGTTAAAATTAACAATCGGCAAAGATGCGCTATTAGCAGCATGAGATAGTGCAGCACCAAATAGAACATCTGCTACTACTGCAGTAGCTAGATAATCGACTTGATACTCGGACTGAACTCTAGGAGCTAACTGTTGTGCGAAGTAAACACTATTTCTGTTAAAGATAGTAGCAGTTTCATCGCCAGATCCTCCATCATCATCCCAATCTGTGGACACATATACTGGCATACCATAAGCATTTATGATTTGACCAGTAGCTAGTGGGTTTTCGCTATCTCCTCTCTTTTGAGCTTCTGTAAAGTCGCCTAAAGAAAGTAATGACATATAAGCAGCAGGAGAACAATAGAAGAAAGTGTCTCCATCTGTATAGTCATAGTTAGCATCCAATAGTTTTTGTAGACCACTTCTAACCAAAGCAGTGGTAAAAGTGTTGTCAGTTGAAAGAGCAACATCATTTGCACTAGCAGTTTGAAGTAATAAAGCGATGTAGTTTTCTACTTTTTTACTTAAAGCATAACCCATTGAACGAGCATAAGCATTAAATAAGTCAGCAGATTCTTGAACTCTTACGATGTCCTCGATTCTTTTCGCTTCATAGTGGTGTTGATCTACAGATAATTGGATAACCCCATCTGTATTTGCTGAGTAAGTAACAGCACTGTCTGCAGACTTAGCTGCAGCAGTTTCTTCTGCTACTTTAGGGATATTTAAGATGTCCCCTCCACCTGACAACATAGATGAGAAGTCAAGAACTTGATTTCTAATCTGAAATTGTCTTTCAGCATAATCTAAGATGGCGTCACGCCACATTTCGGGAATAAAATTTGCTGCAGTTGTTGTTGTTACATTAGCCATTTTATTTCATCTCCAAAATTATGATTTGTTTTTATAAGTTTCTACAATGGTACTCCAGTTTTTTCTGCGATCGGATTGATCCATATCTTTCCAAGCATCTTTTTCTAAAGCCATTTTTGTAGAACTACTTTCTTGTGTTGCAACTGGTTTCTGAACTTTATTTAAATCAACAAATTTTTGTAATTTAGATAAAGATAGATCCTCTGCAATCACTTTTTGATCATCTGACAAGTTTTCTAAAAGGTTCGACCTAAACTCTTGTTGAAAACTATCAAACTCATCAGCTTTTGCCTTGTAAGTATCTCGTTCCTGAGATAGGCTTTCTGAAAGCTCTTTATATTTTTCTTGTTCTACGAGCTTTGCTTCATCGGATGCCTTAATTGTAGCCTTAAGATCGTTCAATTCTTCACGAAGTTTCGCTTTCTCTTGACGATGCTTTTTGGCTTCATATACTAAACTACCAATGTTATCTGATGATGGGGTTTCTTGAGTCGGCTCTGACTCTGTTTCTGTGACCATATTCTGGTCGAGTGTAGTGTCTTCTGACATTATTACTCCTTTATATTGTTAATGTAATCTTAAAATCTCTTTTTCTTTTTAAAACTTCGCCTAAATTACCTTTCATATTCTTGCTTAAATCGTTTACAATTAAGTCAAAAGTTTTAGTTGGTATCTGTTTTTTACTTTTTTCTAAAGCATATTGATAATTTTTTCCTTTACTAAGTCCTACTGGTAGGTCCTCTAATTTCAAGTAAGAATCTAAAGCATAAGCGACTTTCGTCTTGGAAGTAACTCTTCCCTCTGCCCTAAAACTTTTATACATATTACCGGTGTGAAAAAAATCTGCTCTGTCGGGAGCATTAGGTCTTTTTCTCTTCTTTCTCTTCTTATAATTGTCTGATAACTTTGCTGTTCTCTTACCAAAAACATTTCTTTGACTAAACAATATATCTCTATGACTTTCTGCAGCTTTCTGTGCAGTTTGTTGATTTTGTTTACGAGATGGGAATAATTTTACGTATTTACTAGCCATCTTTCCTGCTTTCGTAGTACTCTTGTTGTGTTTTTATGTTTAAAGCACGATTTTTTGATTTATACCTTGCTTGTAAACCATCAAATCGTTTTTTGGCATTATCTTGATCATTTCCATCTATGTTATTTGCTATCTCCCAATACCCTCTACAATTAGGACCACCACGATCAAAGAAAGCACCTGGGAAGTTAGCCTCTATTTCTTTTTTAGTCATTTTACCAAAAGAAACCATTTTTACACATAGATGTCTAGTCTTATCATCTAGTGGGTTCACAAAAACATATTCTGTATCTCCTGACATATCTCTTGACATAGTTTGTGTTACTAAATTCGCATAATCTGCTATTTGAGTTTGAATAAACGTAGTTACTGAACTAGCTCTTAAAAAATAGTTTCGTTCTATAAGTTGTTTTGTTTGAGTAGCAGAAAAACCACTAGCGATACCACGAATTACTTCTAACTTTACTTTTTCTCCTAATGAGAGTGTGTAGTTAGCAATTAATTGTTCGTGAGCAAGTCTAAAAGATTGTAATTGTAATTCATTAACATTGCCATATAAAATTAAATCATCTAAAACAGAATCAATTCGGAACATATATTGATTTATTGCGTTAGCCATTAATAAGTCTTGCAACCAATAATCTGCAATAATTACCCCCCCTAGCACAGTCAATGGATCCACTTGTTCTTCTTCAACTAAGGAAGATTGCTCGATAAATGTATCGATAGCAGTATCGTAAGATTCTACAAACTCTTCTTGAGCTTGAGTAATAGTATCTTGTATAGGCATTATGATCTCAGTCTATTTAGTAATGGATTTTGTGGTTCTGGTTGTTCAACTTCGTTTTCTTTAACCATCTTCTCAATTTGTTCATCACTCATATCTGGATTGTTGTATTTATACCAATTCTGTTTATTATCTAATCCTTGGTCAAACTTCCAACTCCAGTAATTAATTTCTTCTTGAGGATCTAAGTACATCTTAGGTTCTACAAAATCAACTGAATAGTCGTCATTTAAATTGACATTGGTTTGAACTTCAATAATTCTTTTGTCAATTTCATATCGTTTCTGTTCAAATACACGATAAGTGTCTTCAGTAGTAGCAATACGTTCTTCCATATTTTCAATCTCTTGTATACGAAGCGCACTACCACTAGGTGCATTACCATGTGAGTCTGCCCATTTAATTCTTAAATGATTATTGGATAATGTTGCAGAAACATAGAATTTAATACCATCAATAATTTGACTAATAGAAGCACTAGGTCCGGTAATACCGAAATTAGCCCCCTCCGGTA